CTCTGAGGGCAATAGCGCTTGCCTTTAAAAATATATCAATTGCTTCGTCTTCGGTTTTAACGTTGTCAAGTCCTGCAACAACTCCCATAAATTCACGAAGTGCTTTAATTGGGAGCGGCTTTAATATAGCCTTATTCCCGTTTTGTAGTTCAATCTCTACGATATCGTATAGCTTGGTAGCCAATAGATGACCTCCTAAATAGTCCTTATTATTATACCAATAAACAGGTTAAAAAGACAAGGCCCCAGTTTCCTGGGGCCAAGGCTTTAATTAATCTAAAATTAATTTAGTTCAGACGATCTACGATCTTGCCGTATGCATCTGAGTATGATGGATCTCCCAAGAGACGGAATGTCACTGGGAAAAGAGTAGCTTCATTACGCTTCAATGAGTGTGATGATGATTCTACTGAAAGAACACGACGTGCGTAGTAAATACGCTCACGGTCATTATTGCCTGTTGAAGTTCTAGGAGCGTTACCGACTGCTACTAGAGCACGTTCAGTAGGCTCTTCGTTCAAAGCACCGATACCAAGAAGAATTGACTCTTCTGCTGTATCTGCGCCAGAATATTGCTCTTGCTTTAGACCGAACACGATAAGAAGATTCTTAAGTGTTGCCTCGGTAAATGTTGTCTTGAGCATAACTCGCTGTGAAGACTTGAAGAGTTTTGCAACGTCGAGTTGCTGATCTACTTCTACCTCACCATAAGTTGGTTCGTACATAACTTCTAGACCATCGGATGTAAATCCTACGTTGTTCCACTTTGTGCTATCAAGAGCCTTTCCAGCTGCTGCGTTAGCTGCATCGTTGAAAGAACCTGTTGTTGTTACTGCGAATGGATCTGGAATTGTATAGCCAGCGACAGTAGAATCTGACTTTGTAAGAAAGATATTTGCTGCGCCGATAATAATATTACGGGTTGTTGCCATTTTTTATTTTCACCTCCTCCTTTCGGATATTGGGGTTTGCGACATTTCCTCAAGATCAATAATACTTGATTCGGGGTTATTACGCAAATCTTCCCTCCGTATTTAAATCTCTAGAATAGGAATACATAATTGCTATGTCTGCTTCTAGTCTCCCGTCCAGTTCCTCGGCTGGATTGGGAGAATTTGCCTCTGTTAGGGCAAAATAATGGTACCTAAATGGACTATTCGTATTTAGGGTTTTAACGTACTTGTTTAAGTCCTTTGCGCTATCATCAAATCTTCTGAATAGGTCAACCATCAAATTAGTGATGGTTAGAACCTTTGAGAATGAATTTGAGTAAATTTTAAATGTTAGTCTTTCTTCACAGATCATCCAGTCTGTTCCATATCCTACTGTATCAAGGTCATAGACGATATAGGGTAAAGGATTTGCTCTATTTAATACAAACTTGGTCTTAAATATGTCCTGCTCTTGAGTAGGCATAATTGGGATATAGTTCACATGGTTGTCATCTCTATAGTCAGATGCAAGCATAACTCCAGCATCCTGTAGCTCTTCCCAAAGCATCTTTCTAATCTCGTATACTGCACCTAATGCGTAATCAGCCATTTATTGCTCCGTCCGCCTTGTACATTCTTGTAACCTGATTTATATGCTTTGCTGAATTACCCTTTGCCATCTTAATAAATGTTGAAGGTGTTGATCCATTTGCTACCGCCGCTGGCATGTCTATCCCTGCAGCCTTCTGTGCCAGCTCTAAGCGCTTTAGAATGCCAGACTGTTGAATATCAACAAGGAATCTTGCTGAGGTCTGAAAACGGCGCAGATTTTTTGCATAAGCACCTTTAACAAACTTTCCACCTGGGGATTTGATAACTACACTCTTTGATTTAGGGATAAATACTGGGTCTCCGTTTTTTGAATAAAAGAATAGGGCGCTGGCGTTCTTTGCTCTAATTGTTACTGGCTTTCCTTTTTCCATCACCTCTGCTTTAAAAGTAAACTTATGTCGTCTCTTTGTGCCTGGAGTTAATGGTACATATGTTCTTGACTGTCTAAAATCTGAATTGATAGCAATGACTCCTGGCTTATATGTAGATTCTATCTTCCATAGTCTTCCAGTAGGCTTTCCTAATTGTCCCCACTCGTATACGTGATGCATTGATGCTGGGCTAAGTCTAGCTTCCTGATCTATGAAAGAAGATAAGGATCTCTTAGCTATGCTAGCAAAAGCCATACCAATCTCATGATTGATTACTGCTTCTTTAGGAGCTTCTGCAACTCCTTGTATATAAGCCATAGAGTTATTAATTGCTGCAACTGCATTTGTTTTAATTTTAATTGAGGGCATTTTGAATATCGCTCCTCTGAATTGTTGTTTCATATTCAAGGATCTGGCCGAAACCGTCTATGATAGGTGTTGAGCCAACTATATCAAATATCGTGGCTGGATTACCAGAAATTTCTGCTTCTTCCCATAGGATCTGATTATTCAAATCTCTTACATTGGTTATCTTAGCATTACGGGGAAGCTTTACAAGAGTCATTACCTTTAGGATCTCTTCAACCATATATCTAGAATCAACAGTCTTATCATTGGAAGGACTTCTAACTCCAGAAGAAATGATTGATTTGGCTAGGCATGGCAGTGTCTCTGTGTATATCCATTTTCTTTTTATCTCTCCGCTATTAGCGTCCTGAGAAGTCTGAACTCTATATACATCAAGGTTCATAGCATATTTAGCCTCGACTGAATATGAGCCAATCATTAAATTACCGCCATATTTGTAGTTTTAAACTCGTCTAGGAGTTTATCTACGTAGAAATTACCTGTCCCTCTGAAAGCTAACTTTGAGAACTGCATATCTGTATCACCGAACGAGATACTATTAACGTATCTAGCTCTCCAAATATTATCCTTACCAAAATAATCCTTCATCAGCATAAGTGTGGCTGCTTGTACTTTTTCTGGAACAGACTTCCATCCAAAGACTCCAGTTACATCGTATCTGTATCCCCCATAGAAACTTCCATATGATGGGTATACAATATCTTTCTTTCCACCCTCATTAATATCTTCATCGCTTACAATTCTAATTGAATGGCTTGTATCGGTGATATCTACATTAAAAGAAAATACATTTACGTTTGCTACCTTATCAATAACAATCTTATTATTCTCTGAAAGCTTTGTAAATGAGATAATTCTATCCCCAAGATAAAGAATGTCTGCGTCCTGGCCATAGGCAGATAGTGTCTTTTCATATCTACCAAACCGTACACCAGTATAATTTTCGATCATGAAGCGGGCAAATCTTTCAGCTTCCGCCATTTCGTGAAATGCTTTATGATTATTGTCGCCCTCTTCACGACCAAAATGAAGCTTTGTATAAGCCTCTGAAATTGAAATATATGGAGTTACTACATTGTAATAATCTACAGTAGTCATTGCATTTGCGCCTACCGAATAGGTCCATACAACTTTAATTAGCTTATCGGTCATGACATAATTGTCTAGTAATGAGAATCCATAATGTCCCTCATCGTCTAGTTCTGGCAAGCCAAATCCGCTAAATAGTTGAACGTCTGTTTCACCGTCGTAGATAATTACTACTGGGTTTGAATCAGCTGCTACTAGTTCACCGTCTTTATATATGTCTAGATATATTTTTTGGGTGATCCCTGTGTATAACTCCATTTATGCTCTTAGGAGTAAAACTCCTGAGCCTCCTTCGGCGTGGCAAGGCGAAAGCCCTGTTGAGTATCAAATATTTCTTGTGCCTTCTTCTCGGTCATCACAATAAATGGATTATCCTGAGTAAAAGTAAATTCATTAACATCGTATCTAGGGTTCATTCGTTCCATCTTTACTAGAACCTGGCCTACCCCTGGAGTCGCTGGAGCTGATTTTGTAACACGCTCATCGACCTCTACTTCAACCTTATCGGCCTCTGTAAATTTAGCATACATATCGTAGCTAACACCCTCTTCGGCTAGAAGGGCGATTAAATCTGCTTTATTTTTAGCTGTTTCATGCTCTACGGCAAAAGTCTCAGCTACCTTACGAAGCTCATCAAGCTTCAAACTACTAAAAGACATTATTTCTCCTCTCGTCTTTTCCTTCTAATTATAGCACCAAACATGACTAAAGGGGAGCCCTTTCGGACCCCCCTATAGACTATTTAGTTGTGTGTGCTGTTATGCAGAAACTTTTACGTTCTTTACAACAACAAATGCCTCTGGATTTTCGATTGCACAACCTGTTCTTACGAACATTGTGTACTCGATTGTATCCTTCTTAGGCTTGAATTCACGGTAGACCTGAATCTCACGCTTTACGCCAACAACTAGGTTGTTTGCGAATGTAAGATGGATGTCACCATGATCTCCTGTAGCACCTGAGTAATCGCCGTCCTTTGTCTCATCGATCAAAGGTACTTCAACTACTGGAATACCGAATGCGAATGGAATTACGCCTCCTGGAGCACCTGCTGGACCATTTGGGTTACCACGGAGAATTGAAGACGCAATGTCTTCAGGAGTTCCGCCGTTACCGATTGTAGTCAAGTTGTATAGGTAATCCTGTACCAAGTTAGAACCAGTAAAGAACTTAAGTTCGTTACGGCGCTGCTTGTACTTACGTGGCATTGCCTTGATTGCGCTGTTGAAAACTGCCTTTGAGATTACTGCACCGCCTGCGTTTACAACGTTTGCTGACTCTAGTGCTAGTGCACGGAATCCCTTAAACGCTGACATCAAACCAGTACCTGTACCAAGACCGTTGATCAAAAGATCTTCGATGTCGTTACCTGCCTGAGTTGCCATTAGGCGAGCAATGTGATCCTCAAGATCAGTTCCTTCGATGTTGTCTTCAAGAGCTTCGCTTGAAAGTTCCCAGTCAAGACGTAGCTTCTTTGTTGTCAAAGAAATCTTTGTGAATGTGACTGCTGCATTAGCACCTGTTTGTGTTGCTTCTGTAG